GATGGTGCGCCCGGGCTGGATGTTCACCTTCCCGATGCCAAAGGTCCCGTAAGGCCCCTGATAGTAGTCCTTCAACGCCTGCGTTGCAAGGTAGAAGATGCTGTTGGAGGGCACACTTGACCACTGCTCCAGCGGGTTGTCGGTGGTCAGGTAGTAGGTTCCGCCGTTCACCTTCGGTACAAATCGCTGGAGATATCCCAGCACGCCCTCGGCATACAGCTTGTAGCTCAGGTCAAACAGCTTTTCCGTCTCGGTCACATACCCCAGCCAGATCGGTTTGCCGTCCTCTTCCACCACCAGCCACGTTTTCTCGTACTTCAGGGTGGTGTACACAGGGTTCTTGTAACTGCCGAATGCCGTGTTGATCTGGTATGGAATGGTCGCCTCAAAGCTGCCGAACTCGTTTTTGGCCAGGTTCAGCACCGGGTCTTCGAGAAATCGGTTGGAAACGCTTCCCTCTATCGTGTCGCCCTGGGAATCAAAGATGCACTCCCGGGTGTCCCACTGGAACCCCAGAGCGCTTGTGCCGTTAAAGGTCTCCGTCTTCTTTGAGATGGTTCCCGCATAAACTTTATATCCGATGGCTCCTCCCTCCTTTCTGCATCCATTTTGAAATTTCGTAAAGCTGACGGAGAGGTTTATAGATACGCCGGCTGGTAATACAGGTTGAGCGTTCCCTCACCCGCCATCACGCCAACCACCCGCACTTCGTACACGTCATATCGCAGATCGTTGTCGATCAGGCCGATGTCCACCTTTCCCGCGCTTTCGCTCAGTTGGGCCGGGATGGGCGATTCTGTCACCGCCGGAAGTCCCAGCTCTTTTGCCTTTTCGTAGGGGTAGGTCTGGCTCTTTGCCAGTGTAACTCCCACAAAACCGCTACCGGTCCATTTTGCTTGCAGCAGGCTCGGTTTTTCGCTGGGCGGCATCCGGAAGGTCTTGGTCTGGAGTGCCTTGATGGGGATGTCCTTGCAGTAGGGCACGGCCAGATCGGTCTCAAACCCAAAGGTATCCCACACCCAGTCCTCCTGAATGTTGTCGTACAGGAACTTGAACGGGTAAAGGCTGTAAGCAAGGGTCACGACGCTGTGTCCGTTCTTCTGCTTGATGCCCCCGTTCACCCAGACACGCCCCAGATAAAAGAACGCCGGGTCATCCTCCAGCCGCACCCTGGTCTGTGCCGGGATCGAGTTGCTCTTCGCCAGCGCTCTGGAAAGATACTCCAGCGCTCCGGTTCCCACAGGGGTCGAAAGGTTTTGCCCCCGCCACTCGTCCGTGTCCAGATAAAACTCCCAGCTCCCCTCCCGGGCCTTGAATACCGGATAACCCGTCAGGCTCTTGGAAAGGTAGGTGGTTCCGTCTCGTCCGGGTACGTTCACGGAGAGGACTTTCTCCACCGGGGGAGCCACCACAGGCCGGGAGACCGGGATCATCTTCCAGTCATCCCAGGTGTTCTTGTCACCAATGGTGATGGAATGGTACATGGCTCCTCCTTAACTCAGCATGTCGGCAGGCGGCTGGAAGTCATAGGAGATGGTCAGCGTCACCCGTCCGTCGTTGCCGTTCTTGACGTTGCTGATCCAGCAGCGCCCTTTGTAGCTTCTCGTCTGCGCGATGGAGAGCACGGTTCCGCCCAGCTCCATCCGCACCTCGCATTCTCTTCCCTGAATGATCCGCATCAGCCGGAAATAGGTGCTTGTCCAGTCACCTTCCCGGCTCGACCAGTCGGGGTAAAGCTGAATGCTTTGTTCGGTCTTGTCGGGGATGCCGCATCGCTCCCGCACATCGTCCATGGCGTGCCGTCCGTAGTCATCCCAGCTGGAATGTGGTACGCCGTCCGCCACATAATAAAAGTCCCAGCTCCCGGTCGAGTTCTGGAACACCCTCTTTCCCAGCGGAGCCTTTTCCGGCGTGCCGTGGTAGGAAGGAAAGTCCATCGTCTCGTATTTTTCCTCAAAGGCATTGACATGCAGGGGGTTCAGGGGGACCAGGTTGAAGTCTCTCGTGCTGTATTCCCGGGAAGCCCCTGCATTGTCATATACCTTAAAAATAAGCCCCGCAAATGTGGGGATCTTTGAGGAAAGCGCCGGGTCAGTTGCGCTCCGTCCCATCATCGGTTGTTCCTCCGGTTGATCTTCCCCAGCCCCTCGTCCACGTCGTTGATGATCTCGCCCACCAGTTTCCGGCCGTTCATCTGGACCTTCATGTTGGCCACGGCCCGGGCAATGCTGTCGATGTGCTCGCCCAGTGCCTCCACGCTCGAAACGATGTCGGCGTTGGGGTTTGCCTTCTGGTCAGCCTTGTTGGCCTCTTCCTGCTGGGCCTTGGTCACTTCGGCTCTGCGCACCACGTTGGCGGCAAGGCCTGCGGTGCGCTCTGCATTCAGGGCTACCGTGCCGTTCTGGAACAGGGTGTCGTTCAGCCAGTCCACTCCATTTTGAACGTCGCTCATGTCCACTACGGGCTGGATGCTGGGTTCATACTCGAAGTCGTCGCTGGCAATGTCGCCCACTCGCTGGGCCAGATCCATCATGGTGGAAAGGGCAGTGTCGCTCACGTCCTGTACGCCCTGCACCACGGAGCCGGTCTCATTGGTGATGCCCTGCGCCAAGCCCAGGCTCAGGTATTCGCCAATGCCCGCCATCACGCGGCTGGGGGAATGGATACCAAAGAAGTCGCAGAATCCGTTCACGATGCTGCTGCCGAAGTCGCAGATGCCGTTCCATACCGCACCCGCCGCGCCGGTAATGCCCTGCCACAGGCCGGAGATCAGGTTTCCGCCCACGTCCACCAGGCCCTTGAAGCCGTTGCTGATCCAGTCCCACAGGTGCGAGAAAGCATTTCCCAGCCAGTCAAAGAACCCGCTGAAGAAATCACCGATCTTGTCCCAGTTGGCGATCAGCAGTCCGCCGCCCGCAATGGCCGCGCCAATGAGCCAGCCTTCGGGGCCAATGGAGCCCAGCACGCTCACCAGAGTGCCGCCCAGTTCTCCAAGACCGCCCAGTAAGCCGCCGGAGCCGGTGATCATCTCGCCGATGCTGCCAAGTCCGCCCAGTGCTTCTCCCAGCAGTCCAGTGCCGCCCGTGGCAGAGCCCAGCAGGCCGCTCATGTTGCCCAGGATGCTGCCAAGGTTCTTGGTCGCACCGGTCACCTTGACCACCTGTCCCATCACCTTCAAGGTACCGCCGCCCTGGGCCAGTTTGTTGAAGGTCAGCATGGTCTTGCCCAGATTCATCATCGTCTGGCCAAATTCGCTGCCCATAAAGTCCAGCACGGTGGTAATGCCGCCGGTCACTGCCCCGCCCCAGTCACCGCTCACAAGGGCGGTAATGGTGCCAAAGAGGTCGGTGATCACTTCGGTCACGCCGTCCTTGGTGGCCACGCCAAAGGCTCTGCTGAGCTTCGAGGCCATTTCCGGGGCGCTCTTCTGCACCTGTGCCCAGACGCTGTTGAAGCCCTCCTGAATGGGCCGCCAGTTCTTCGAGATGGAGTAGCCCAGCTGCATCATCATCCGCTTGCCGGAGTCGTCCAGCTCAAAGGCATCCGCCAGATTTTCCGCAAAGCCCACAAAGTTATACTGTTCGCTTTGCAGGTCTGCCAGTGCATCCAGTGCGGTCTCGCTGTTCTTGCCAAACTTCTTCACAGCCTCGTCGTACTTCAGCTGCTTGTTCGTTACCTTCTTCAGGCTGTAGCTCATGCTGTCCAGTGCCGTGCCCACGCCGATGATGGCGGTCATGGTACCCTGGGTGGCGGCTTTCCGTGCCTGGGCGCTGTCGGCTCCGTATTGTTCCACCGCAGCCTTGTAAGCATCCTCCCGGCCCGCAAGGTCCCCGTCGCCGTAGAGCTTGGCCAGCATGTTCTGCCGGTTGGTCACCAGTTTTTCCTGCTTTTCCAGGTAAGAGACCTTGCTGTCGTAGGCATCCAGCTGGGCCTGATTCAGCTCGTTGATGAGCTTCTGCTGTTCGGTCTGTGCCTCCAGATACTGCTGGTAGGCCGCCTGGGTCTTCTGGCTTGCCTCACCGAACTCGTTTTTGATGGCGATGTAGTCCTTCTCGGTGGCCAGCAGGATCTCCGCCTGGTTCTTGATTTTACAGTTGATGTAGTCGATTTTCTTGTTGGACTTCTCGGTCACCTCGGCGCTGTCCTCGTACAGGGCGCTCCAAAGCTCGTATTCGTCCTCCGCGGTCTTGGCATCGGTCTCGTACCGCTCCTGAATGACCTTCAGGATGCTGTCCTGTTTGCTCCTCTGAAGCTCCGCAAGGGTCTTCTGTTCGCTCAGCAGGGTGCCGTAAGCGTCCTTGGTCTTGCTGTTATTCGCGCCCACCTTGGCCAGCAGGGTGTCGTACTGCTCTTTCGCAATGGCCACCCGTTTGGTCTGGAGCTCGATCTCCCTTGTCAGACTTTCTGTCTTCTTGGTGATAAGCTCTTCCACCGTGGCCGTGTCGCCGCCCGTCACTTCCCACAGCGCGTATTCGCCGGTGGCGTTGGACATCTCGGTCTTGTTGGCCTTCAGCTTGTCGGAGAATGCACTTGCCAGCGTATCCGCCAGTGACTTGCCGGCCTTGGAGGCTTTGGACTTGGTGGTGCCGCCGCCCGCTCCGTCCAGTGCATCATCCACGGCGTTCTGGTAGTAGTCGGTCAGCGCGCCAAAGGGGTTCATCTTGCCCATGGTATTCGCCACAGCGTTCTTGATCTCCTCCACAGTGGAGGGGGTCTTGTTCCCGGGCTTCTTGATGCCGCTGTTGGAGGGGATCGGTACAGTATCCTGCGCCGCCTGCTTTGCTGCATTCTGTGCGCCCTTCAGTCCATGCTGATAAACGGGGTTGCCCAGATGAAGCGAATCCATCTTCATGGCGTTGTACAGCCCAACCATGCTGTTCTGTACGGCAATGGTCGCCTCATCCAGAGCAGTGGTCATACCGTCTTTTACTGCAAGGGCCGCATTGTAAGCGCTGTTCCGCAGCTCGTCCTGTTTCGTCTTGTCGCCAATGCCCAGGATCGCACCCTCAAGGATGTTCTCCGCGTCGCTGGCTGCAACGTCACTGGGCGAATGGATACCCCAGAAGGTGGTGAAGACATTCCGGATGGCGGCAGCAGCGCTGTGCATGGCCGCTTTTGCCTGCGCCAGAATGCTCTGGTTTTGCAGGCCTTCCACAACGCCCAGCATGACATATTCGCCGTTCTCGGCCATCACCTTGGAAGGCGACGCAATACCAAAGAACGATTTGAACGCATCAACGATCTTTCCGCCCAGCGTTTTGATGCCGTTGATCGCCATACCAACCGGCCGGTCGTCCTCAAAGATCTCGCCGAACCAGTCAAAAATGCCCAGCGCCGCATCCTTCATGGCATTTCCGATACCGCTGAACAGTTCACCCCATGTTTCCGGAACACCAAGGAAACTCAAGCTGTCCTTCGCCAGCTGCCAGCACTCCGGGATCACGGCACGGACCAGCGCGTCAAATGCCTCGACAATAGGCCCGGCGCAGTTCTTGATCACCTCGCAGAGCATCGTCACCACGGTGGTCAGTGCTTCCTGAATGTCCGGTGCAGCGTTGATAATGGCTTGACAGATCGGTCCTGCAAACATGGAAAGAACACCCATCGCCGCAGTCGCCAGCGCGATCACGCCCAGCGACTTTGCGAAGTTCCAGAATGCTTTTGCCAGCAGTTCCAATCCAACTGCCAGCTGAGGCATTGCTGTCAGAAGAGCACCGCCCAGCATGGTGATGAGCATTCCGTCCAGAAATACCTGTAACGCCTGCCCGACAGTTTTCGGATCAGCATCGCCCAGCAGTTTAATGGCAGGGGCCAGGATCAGCAGCGCTGCGCTCATCTTGAGCATAGCGGAGCCCAGACCATCCAGTGCGGAAGCAACGCCGAATTTTGTGAATACGACTAGCCCGCCAACCAGACTTCCCAGTCCGAGCAATGCGGAAATCCCGCCCCGTAAAAGCTCACCAATGTTCAATGCCGCAAATTTCTCTACCGCCGCAGCCAGCACATACAGTGCACTTGCCGTCAGCAGGATTCCTGCGCCGGAACTCACGCCACCGGTGGACATACTGGATGCGATCGTCAGAGCGGTCAATCCAGCCGCGACCTTGATCAGCCCATCGATGGCTGCATCCCCCATCACGGCAAACAGCCCCACGGCTCCTGCCAGTACAACAAGGGAGGTAGACATCACCAAAATTGCCGCGCCGGAGCCGAACTTCGTCTTGGCCGAGAAAGCCGACATGGTGGTCATCAGGAGCATCAGGGTCTTGATGCTGGTCATGGCCGCATCCAGCCGGACAAGCTGAATGTTCGCCAGGCTGCTCACCGCCTGTGCTGCGATCCAGATGCCGCCAGCCATGGCTGCGATTGCGGCTCCATTTTGAAATCCGGTCGTGCCGATCACCTTGTTTACCACAGCCAGAGCCGTGGCCATGGTGGTCAGCAGTCCGCCCAGCGAAACCACCGCCATACCGGCTTTGACCAGGCTGGTGAACTTGATCTCGCTCAGGGGCTTCAGGGCGGTGGAAAGTACCTTGATGGCACCGCTCAGCGCCACCAGCTCTACCGCCGTCGAAAGGATCACTTTGTGGTTCATGGCCTTCTCGCCTACCACCAGCGCCAGAGAGAGCTGACGCATCGCCAGCATCATGGCAACGATGGACGCGGTCACAACGGCCAGCGCTGCGGCATTTGCTGCAATGTCACCCTTCTGCAGGACCTCCATGATCCGGGAAAGTCCCTTGGTAATGGAGCCAATGGCAATGCCCAGTCCGATCAGCGCCGCAGCAGTGCCCCACAGGGTCGCCGCGTTCAGGGCGCTGGCTTTCAGGTTGTCAAATGCTTTCGTGAACCGCTTGGTGGTCGGCTCCAGCAGCTTTGCCGAGACCGTCAGCAGGGTCACGAAGCCAAAGACCGTACTGGCGATCTCCGTGAACTGGTCGGGGTTGATCCGGCTCATCACGTACATGGCCCCGGCCAGGATCAGGATCGCGGTGGCCATGCCGGTCAGGGTCTTGGTGCTCTCGTTCTTCTGCCAGGTCTTGATCGCGCTGGTCAGCTGCTTAAAGGTGCCGGAGATGGAGTTGAGCATTCCGGTCAGCGGGGTCTCCAGCATTGCTTTCAGGCTCTTGGTGGCTTTTGCCATCTGCCCGATGCTGAACGCCAACAGTCCCACGTCGATCAGGCTCATAAACCGGTAAACGTCCGTCCCACTGATGGCATCAAAGCCCTCTTTCACAGCGGTAAAGAACTGTTTCACCGGGGCAAAGGCATCCCCCACCGAGCCGTTGATCTTGTTCATGCTGCGCTGGAAGCTGGAAGCAAACTCACTCATGGATTTGCTCAGGTTCTTCGGCATGTCGATGAGGTTCTGCTGGAAGTCCTCCAGATTCGGCTTTGTCAGCCCCAGCACCTGCACCGCGTTCTCACCAAGGCCACCCAGTTTGGAGAGCAGGGTCGAGATCGCCATGCCAAGCGCACCCAGGATGCCAATGCCTCCGCTTGCTGCGGTCTGGATCACGGCGCTCAGTCCGTCAAAGGCCCGCCTACCCACGGAGTACAAGGTGCCCAGCAGACCGGTGCTCTCCTCGCCTTTTTTCAGGAAGGTGTCGATGTACTGCGTGATCTTCGTGTTCTTCAGCATGCTGCCCAGTGCATCCACAGGGCTCAGGAGCTTCGTCAGTGCCGTCCTGATGCCGCCCAGCTTCTCCCGCAGGGTGCCGCTTCCGGTGGCAACTTCGTAGATCGTCTCAAGGAAATCCCCCAGCCCGGCTCCCACGCTCAGCATCACCTGTGCCACAGGCTTCGCAGCGTTCGCCAGCAGCGAAAATGCTTCCTTGGCCACAGCGCCGATCTTGCTCAGGATCGTGGTAACGCCCTTCAGCACCGTGAACAGGCCCTTGAAGGTCTTCTTGATCTTCTCTGCGGTCTGGTCGGTGATGATGAACTTCTGGGTCATCAGGTCGAGCCGTTCGGCAAAGCTGTAAATGCGCTCCCCGTCTGCGGGCGGAAAGATCTCGCTGAACGCCTCCTTCACAGGGGCCACAACTTTGCCAATGGCATCCATGATATTCCAGAAGCTCTGCACCAGATGCTCTCTGCCGGAAAGCTCGCTGATCTTCTGAGCGTACTCGTCCAGGTCCAGGGTTCCATTTTGAATCTCAGCGTTCAGCTTCGCAAAGGCTTCTGCATCCCGCTGGATGGTCTCCCGGTCATAGCCCTTTGCGGCCATCTCCTTGTCGCTCAGGGTCAGCAGCTTTTCGGCGCTTGCCTGTGCCTCGTCAAGGCTTGCTTTCAGCAGCTGGGCACTCACGCCGTTCTGCTGCAATGCCTTGGTAAAACTGCCCGCTTCGGTGATCTGGTCTTCGGTCACAGCGCCGCTTGCAAGGGCCACCTGCTGGAGGGTGTAGCTGTAGGCATCCGCCTGATCCCCCAGTCTGCCCTGAAGCTGTGCCCATCCGCTGTTCAGTCCGGCTTTCAGCCGTTCGTTCAGCGCATCGATGGACGGCACGAAAATGTCGTACAGCCGCTCCGAAAGCTCCGTCCAGGTTTCGGTGGCCTCTTCCTTGTTGCCAAAGAAGGTCTCGAATACGGCCATCCATTTTGAGCTGACCGCGTCCTTGGTGGAATCAATTGCCTGCCCAAAACTGGTTGCCTGCTGGGCCGCCAGCGCCGCACGCTCTGCCAGCTCGCCGTATTGACCGCTCAGCTTCTCAAGGGCCTCGGAGCTGGTCATGCCCTTGTTCTTCTGGGTCATCTCGTAGGCCGCTTCCATCATGGAGGCGTACTTCTCAAAGGTCTTTTCCATGACCTTCGTGTTGGCCCACTTTTTGGAAAGGGAACTCTCAAAGGTGCCAATGGTCACCTCGCCCTTTTTCAGGGTGCCCAGCTCCACCGCTGTGTCAATGAGCTCCTGCTTCAGGGCCTTGGTGGCCGTACCCATCAGGTTCAGGCTCTTCCAGTCCTGAAGCTGCAAATGTCCGGCGCTGTAGCTCTGGGTCAGGTTCCGGATGGTGCTCTGGAACGCAAAGCCCGTTTTGCCCGCGTCTGCGGTGGCGTTGGCAATGCCCATGATCATGGGGATCATCTTGTCGATGTTGCCGCCCGCAGCCGTCATCTGGGAAAGAGCGCTGGTCATCTCACTGAAGCTGTAGCTGGTCTCGTCGGAGTACCACATCAGCTTGTTCAGGTAACCGTTGACCTGGTCAATGCTCTTGCCCGTGGCGTTCATGATGGTCTGAACGTTGGAGGTCTTTTCGGTGTACTTGTCCCAGCCGCTGGCCACCTGATCGATGGACAGGCTCTTGACCAGCTTCTCACCCGCGTCCACAAATTTGTTGGTGATGTTCACCAGTGCCGTGGTGGCCACGATGTTCAGGCTCGAGAACTTGGATTCCAGCCGGTCAAGGCTCGTCTGCATGGTGGCAAAGTCCACGTTCTCCGCGGCTGCGCCCAGCTTCTCAAAGCCCTTTTCCGCTCCCTTGAACTGGAGCTTCTCCATCAGCCGGTCAATGGTCGAGATGGTCTGTTTGGTATTTTTCTCAAAATTTGCGTTGTCAAACCGCATTTCAACAACGCGGCTGTCTACTTCCTGGCTCATTCTGTCCTCACCTCGCCCCATGCCCGTGCTGCGATCCGCTCAAAAATGGGCCGCATCGCAGGGTTGATATAATCCACGCCCTCTACGTATCCTCCGTTTCGTGTGCCGTGTCCGTATTGCAGGATCACCGCAATGGGCACACCGTCCACGATGTTGGAGTTTTTCCATGTAATGGCGATGCTCTCTTTTCCCTTGGTCACCGTGTAGCTCCAGCTTGCCGCCGTCTTTCCCGTGTCCTTCGGGGTCGCCTTCGCAAGGGCCTCCACACCCTCCTGTCCGTATCGGTCAAGCAGCTCATCCAGGTTCAGGTTCGAGCATCGCTTCAAAAATTTCCGGCTCTTCTTCCAGTCGCCCTTCTGGCGAAAGACAATTACTTTTGGCATCTTACCCTCTCGTCTTCAGCCGGGCCTTTCTCTGCTCGTTCAGCATCCGCTGCTGGGCCATCCGGTCACCCTTGCTCATCTTCTTCGCCGGTGCCTGGCTCTCCTGGCATACCCGGATCAGGGTCAATAACCGGTTCAAATGCCACTTCTCGCACTCTTTCGGAATGCCAAAGCTGAACATCTGGCAGTACAGCACCTCAGCCGTGGTCTCGGTCCAGCTTTTCCGGGGCGGTCGCTTTGGCCGGGGCTTTCCTGCGGTCTTTCGTTCGTTGGGTCTCGGCTCCCCGCTGAACCAGGTTGCGGTCATGGGGGCTTCCATATATTCGTTAATGGAACGGTACTGTTCCCGGGTCAGTCTGGCGTACACTTCGGGGTCTACCCCCTTGGTCACCGTCATGCAGCGGATGTAGTCCAACCATTGCTCCACGGTCAGCTTGTCCAGATTGCTCAGGAACGGGATGTTCCAGTTGCTTTCCCAATGAGCCAGGGAGAGCAGTGAATGTTCCAGCTTCAGGACCACGGCAGGCGTGTAAACAAATTCCTCTGTCTTTTCGTTCCACCGCTGTTGTCCCGGTATCGTAAGCGTCATCATTTGCTTTCTCTCCCTGGTATGTGTTCATTGAGGTGCCCTTCTCAGAGCACGCTCCATTTTGAATGTTCTTCTAAGCAGAGCTCGCCTCTTTGGGGGAGCTCCGCGACGCGCCGCCCTTTGGCGGACGGAGCGGTAAGAGGGGCATGTTACTGCTCCTCAGTGCCCTTCACGGGGGCTTCCAGCACCTTCAGGCCGGGCTGTGCGTTCACAGGGGCGGCCTTCTTGGTCTCCTCCTTCATGTCCTCCGGCAGGATGCCCTCAAAGAATGCGGCCGCTGCCTCGCCGTTGGAGGCCAGCTTGTAGTACAGGTCGCTGTAGGCCTGGGTGGACATAAAGTCCGCCAGCACCGCATCGTTCTTGATGAACTTCCGGCCATCCGGGCTCAGCACACCGTAGCTCTTGCAGATGATCTGCTTGAACAGCTTGGCAAGCTCCAGCTGGCTCTGGGCGGCAGTGATGCGGTTGATCATCTGCACAAGGCCGCCCTCGGTGGTCAGCTCCATCTCCATGATCTCGGCACGGGTCAGATTGAAGTAGTAGTCTTCCGTCCGCTCAGTACCGCCAAAGTCCACGGTGGTCATCGTCTTTTTCAGCATTTTTTCTTCTCCTTTATCGTGTTCATTGATGCCTGGCTTCTTACACCTGAGCCTCGCTGTCGGTGATCAGCTTGATCAGCTCGTCGGGGGAAGGCAGGGTCGCCTCGGCGTTCTCGGTACCCCAGAGCTTGTCCTGAATGGCCTTCACGGTGGCAGGCTTCAGCTTGGAGCAGTCGATCTCCATGTGGCTGGTGGGGCGGTGGCCGGTCACGCTCACGGGGGAGGTGGTGCACTCCCAGCTGAAGGTGATGGCATCAGGGTTGTCGTTGATGGTGGCGTAGCTCTTCTCGCTGGGGGAAGCGGTGCTGTTCCACGCAATGTGGATCTTCTGGCCCACCTCGTCGTCAACGTCGTTGCCCACGGTGGTCACCCAGCTGAAACCAAAGCCCTGGCGCTTCTGCTGGCCGATGGAAACACCCGTTGCAACCTGTGCGGAACCGTCGCAGGGCTCCCACTCGGTGGGGTAGGTGTAGGCTTCGATGGTGTAGCCGTACTCCTCGGCAGAGCGCAGAGAAGCATACTTGATGTCGTCGGCGTAGAGCTTGGTCTCCTCAGCGCCGGAGGGGCTCTCGGTCACGGCGGTCAGGCCATTCCAGGCCACGCCCTTGTCGTAAGCGCCGGTGTTGTTCATGGGATACAGGACACCCATCTTGGTGCCCATCTCGTAAAACTTTTCGCCGACAGCGTCCCAAATCAGTCTGGACATATAGTTCCTCCTTAGATGTAGATCGTAAAAACGGTGTGGTATAATCCGTCCGAAACAAAAGAGCGGTCGTAGGTGCATTTTGGCAACACACTTACGGCCGCTTTGATCTTGCTGTCAGGGTCTTTGTCCATCACGGTCACCGTGTAGAACGGATGCTGGATGTAGACCCTGTTGTTTGCATGGTTGTTCCGTATCCTGGTTTCGCTGTACACGATGCAGGGATATTGGAGCTGGAATCCCGCTTTCGGCTGATAATAGAGGTGGATCGACTTTCCGTTCTCCTTCAGCACTTCTCGCAGGAGCGTGTCAACCTTCAGCCGTGCTTCCATTCCAGAGCCCTCCCAAGGTCAGGATCAGGCGCGGGTATTGTACCTTCACGCTGGTCACCTGCCATTTCTGTCCCATAAACACCGCATACCGGAGATCGTAGAGATGGTCGTTTGCAAACGGGTCCGCCAGAACGCTCAACTGGTTTCCAACCGTGATGTCGGGGTTCACCTTGTCCCCCACCTGCATCTGCCGTCCAAACTCCAGTACATCCCCGTAATAGGTGCGTTCCGTCATCTTCTCGGTAAATACGCTGGGGGCGGTCTCCTCCACCTCATCTGCAAATCCCAGCTTCCCGCAGTATCGCATCTCTTCTCACTCCATTTTGATTTGTTGTGGCTAACCTTGAAATCTGAAAAAATCAGGCCTCGTCCGCAGCCATGGTACAGGTGGTGGGGGTGGTGCCGTCGGTCACAACCACACCGGCAGCCATCAGGGCCACAGGCAGGTAGGTCTTGTCAGCAGCCATCACGATCAGACGGCCCAGCTTAAAGGCCTTCTCCACGTCAGCCTTCTTGGCCTGAACCTTGTGGGCCTCGTCCTCGTACAGCTTCTTGTCAGTGTGCAGGTAGGCAACGTAGTTTGCCACATGCAGGTCATAACCGGTCTCGTAGATGGTGTTCAGCATATTCATATCCTTTCTCTTTAAGCAGCCCACTCAACAGCCATGGCGCTGAACGGGGTGGTCAGAGCACC